CGTGCAAAACAAGACGTGGGAACAGATAGCTTGTGACATGGGCTTTTCATATCGCTGGGTTTGCACCATTCACGGTAGGGCATTGCAGCAGATCGAAAAAATCTTGAAAAACACACAATAGTACATAGAAGTACATAATCATAGTGTGATATTATTATACTGCAATAGTAAACAAGATATTCTTCTTAGCCTGACAGGTTCATTCTTCTTTCCTGTCAGGCTTTTTTAATTTCAAAAATGGCTGTTTTTGAAATTGAAATCAAGAAAAGCTTCGTTTTAATTTCAATGTTGAAAGGCGGTGATGATTGTGGCGAAGTTGACAGCAAAACAGCAGCGTTTTTGCGACGAATATCTGATTGACCTGAATGCTACACAGGCCGCAATCAGAGCCGGATATTCAGTCAAAACAGCAAATGAACAAGGAAGCCAACTATTAGCGAAACTTAGTATTCAGGAAGTTATCGGAAAAGAAATGGCCGAAAGATCAAGAAGAACCGGAATCAATCAGGACAGGGTTGTGTTGGAACTTGCGAAGCTTGCTTTCGTGAACATAGCTGATGTGATTGACTTGGAAGACGCAACGGTTAGACAATCAGCAACAGATGATGACTTAGCTTGTATTCAGTCAATTAAAATAAAACCTTCTGAATTTGGTGAAGAAAGGGAAATCAAACTGTACGATAAAAAAGCAAGCCTTGAACTGCTGGGCAAGCACCTTGGAATGTTCAAAGATAATATGAATTTGAACGTTGCACTTCCTGTTGTTATATCTGGGGAAGATAATCTTGAAGATTAAAAACATATCGTCACAGTACGTTTTTGACTATCAAAAAAGGATTCTGTTTCCTAATGATGTTGCAAATAAAACGTCAGCCCACATTGGCATATCTCTGCCGAAGATAGTCGGTAAAGGCTACGGCACGTTTTGGCGGTTCAAAGGACGTTACAGGGTAGTCAAAGGAAGCCGCGCTTCTAAAAAATCAAAGACAACAGCGCTTTGGTTTATCGTGAACATGATGAAATATCCAGAAGCGAATACGCTGGTTGTCAGAAAGACATTCAGAACGCTGAAAGATAGCTGTTTCACAGAATTGAAGTGGGCTGTGCATCGGCTGAATGTTGATGCATGGTGGGAATTCAAAGAAAGTCCTTTGGAAGCCACATACACGCCAACAGGCCAAAAGATTTATTTTCGTGGGTTAGATGACCCGTTGAAGGTAACATCTATCACGGTTGATGTTGGTGTGCTTTGCTGGGCATGGCTTGAAGAAGCATACGAGGTTATGAAGGAAGATGATTTCAACATCCTTGATGAATCTATCCGTGGCGAAGTTCCGGACGGGCTTTTCAAGCAATGGACAATCACCTTTAACCCTTGGAACGAACATCATTTCTTGAAGAAACGTTTCTTCGATGCGCAGCCTGACCCTGATATTCTTGCAATAACCACCAACTATATGTGCAATGAATGGCTTGATTCCGCTGATATTAAAGTGTTTGAGGACATGAAAAAGCGAAATCCACGGCGCTATGCTGTTGCAGGGCTTGGCGGATGGGGCATTGTGGATGGCCTTGTATATGAGAACTGGAAAGAAGAACGATTTGACATTGACGCTGTACGAAGCAAGCCGGGTGTTGTGTCCGCTTTTGGCCTTGACTTTGGTTACACAAATGACCCATCTACGCTGTTTTGCGGCCTCTTAGATAAGGAAGCAAAGCAGCTTTTTGTGTTCGATGAAATGTATGAAAAAGGGCTGTCCAATAAAAGGATTGCAGAAACCATCAAGGAAATGGGCTATGGTAAAGAGCGAATCACAGCAGATTCGGCAGAGCCGAAGTCGATTGATGAGCTGAAAAGCCTTGGCTTGCGTGTCAAAGGAGCTGCAAAAGGCAAAGACAGCATAAAAAACGGAATCCAATGGATTCAGGATTTAGAGATCATCATTCATCCACAATGCGTGAATTTCCTGACCGAAATCAGCAATTACACATGGGACACCGATAAATTCGGAAACAAGATGAATGTGCCGATTGACGATTTCAACCATCTGATGGATGCTATGCGCTATGCGCTGGAATCCTTCATCGCGGGCAACAAATGGATTTACTGAGATAGCAGCGCAAAAGCACCAGCGGCGGCAATTTTGACCATCTGGTTGCCGTTGTAAAATACTGTGCTCCTTTGGGGCGCTTGATAGGTAAAGCG